ATCAGTATACAAAAGATGGAGAGCTTGTAAGAAAATGGAATTCTGTAAGTGAAATTACAGAAGAAAATAAAACTTACAAGTGGCAACAAATTTACTCAGTGTGTTCAGGTCATAAACCATCTATCTATGGTTATGTTTGGAAAAAAGAATTAAAATAAGTTAAATGATGATATAGTCCAGCTGTAATTGAAAGGTTACAGGGGCTGGGATGCATATTATCCAGCCATCATTATCAACAATGGTAAGTTTCCTGCCCATTTAGGTAAGGAATTCCTTCGGGGATACAAACAGATGTTTGATAAAAGATTGGAGCTTAAACCTCTTGCAAAGAAGGATAAGAAGATTAAAGGAATTGTTGGAGCACTTAAACTTGCAGTTAACTCTGTATACGGTTGTTAAGAAATTGTTAAATTTAATTTAGTTCTTTGAATTTACGGAAAGTTTTAGTAAGTTTGTAAAAAATTCTTACTTATGGAAATTACAATAGCGCATAATTGTTCTTCAGAAAAACCTGGAGTTTATGTTATCGAAAATCTAATGAATGGTAAAATATACATTGGATCTTCTGTAATGCGAGTTATAAAAAGAATAGAACATCATGTATCTATGTTAAGAGCAAACAAGCATAAAAATGCACATTTACAAAATGCTTTTAACAAATATGGTGAAACTAGTTTTTGTGCCTCAATTATAGAAAATACTGAGAAACATTTAACTTTAGAACAAGAGCAGTATTGGATAAATCAACACAATTTTGATGATTTGTACAATATTAATCCTTTAGCGTCAGGTACTCCAAATATGTCAAAAGAGACAATATTAAAGAGAGCTGAGACAATGAAAAGAAGATATGCTTCTGGAGAAATACAATCTAATTTTAAAAAAGGACATACACCTTGGAATAAAGAAAAAAAACAAGGAGAAATAGATTATTCATATTTAAAAAATGTGAAAAAAACTATATCAGAAAAAGTTCTTAATAAATATAGATTACAAGGTGAAAAACAAAGAGATAATTCTCCTAAAGTTTATGTGTACGATGCAAATTGTAATTTTCTTACAGATTTTAGATGTTCAAAAGACATTGAAGAATGGTCTACTACTGAAGAAAACAATCTACCAATAAAAAGTAGATTTGAAAAAGAAAGAATGGGTATTCCTATTAAGTTCTTGTCTTCAGGAAACATTAATAAATCATGTAAAACTGGTAAATTATATAAAGGACTGATATTTAGCAATCAGCCGCTTCATGAAGCAATTCATGTTGAAAAATTGGGCAAAAACGGTGAAGGGTGTGATTCCTAATACCGTGCTAAACATAGAAAATAAAAAGTCTATGTCAGTGTAACGCATAGTGGGTGAAACTTTGGGACCTTCCAAAGAATATAAACCGCCACGAGTGTCCGACACCCCAAGTGGGTGAAAATATATGCTGGGCTTACAGGAAAAAGAACTGTAAGAACTATAGGATAAAAAGCCTATAGGGTAACAAAACCGAAAAGCTCTGATATGCAGAATTGGATATATGATAGGCAGTTAACTATGTTCACCACAATTACTGGTGAGCTTAGCTTGATGATGCTTATTGAAAAATATGAAACCAATGGCATACATGTGATCTCTGCTAATACGGATGGTGTAACCATCAAGATTAAGAAAGACATGATTCCTTTGATGCATGAAATCAATGCATGGTGGTGTGACATAACTCAATATGAGTTAGAGAGAACAGACTATTCCAAGATTATCTTTAGTACAGTGAATGACTATTTAGCAATTATGACCAATGGAGAGATTAAGAAAAAAGGGGATTTCCTTACTGATTTTGAATTGCACAAGAACAAGTCAGCTAGAATTGTTCCCATTGCTCTTGAGCATTATTTTGTTCATGGTGTGCCTGTGGATGATACAATCCGTGCTCACACTAATCTATATGATTTTTGTTTAAGACAGAAAGCTAGTAGGAGTTTTCACTATGAAGGGACCAATAGGTCAACTGGTGAGAAGACAGTGTATGATAAACTCATACGTTATTATGTATCCAACGAAGGAGATAAGATCTTTAAGATTAAGAATCCAGAGTGTCAAACCAGAGCTGCTGCAATCAGTCAAGTAGAAGCTGGTGAATGGGTATGTAAAGTTTGTAATTTCTTACCAAAAGGTAGTAAAGTTGATAATGTAAACTACGATTACTACATTGAAAAAGCTAACAGATTAGTCTTAAAGATTAAAACTGAAGGCAGAAGAGTAAAAACGGTATTTATACCTAATCAATTAAATTTATTCTAATGAAAGCCAAAGTTACTCGTGATAACATCACAAAGCATTTAGTTGAATATGAACTAAATATGGTTGGTAAGACTCTAGAGGATACACTATCTGATGATATGTGGTTCTTTAACTGGACAATGACTCCAGCTGAGCATGAGGAATTCAAAGCATATGCTATTCCTTTATTAAAAAAAATATTTAAATTTAACAAATCAAGAGCTGAATCAACATTTGGATTCTTTGATTTATCTTACGGATTACGAATTAAATCTTAACATTTAAAATTAGAAATTATGACAGAATTATTAATAGTAGTAGGAATTGGTGTAGTTATAGGAGTAGCAGTATTTGTGTATGCACTTAAAACTGCACCACAAGTAAAAGAAGAGCCTAAAAAGGTTCATGAAGTTAGAAAGGTGACATTTGTTGTTTCTGAAACAGAGAAACCTAAAAAAAAGAAGAAGAAATATTATAACAAAAAGAAAGCAACTCTTGCAGAATCTGCAACACCTGTTGCTAAAAGACCTGTTGGAAGACCAAGAAAAACTGTTGAGTAATGGATTGGTTTGAGGATTACGAGTATCCCAATGATCATATCTATGCTATGGAAAGAGAAAAAGACATAGTTGATTCATGGCATAAATGGGAAGCAGAACATAAAGCCAAGAGTAGAAAGCCTGCAATAATTAAAGTGGTAAAACCAAAACATGAAGATAAACATAGAACCTCAACAATTCGAGGAGCTCATCAAGAGAGGTTATAATCTAGATGTTATATTCTTATTAAAGTTGATAGACGAACAATATGATATTTCTCCATTATGTGAGGGAAGTATGAAGATTGATTCTGTCTATCAATCTTTGATAAGAAAAGGATTAATAACAAAAGATGATGAAAAGCTCACATTAATAGGCAAAGATTTATTAGAATTTGTAGATGCTAAGAGCACTGCAAAGATAATAAGAAGAAAACCTGCTACAACAGACTTTGAAGAATGGTGGAAGACTTATCCAGGTACTGATTCATTTGAGTATAAAAATAAGAAGTTTACAGGCACTAGAGCTATTAGGAAAGGTAAAGATGAATGCAGACTTAAATTTGATAAGATATTATTAGAAGGAGAATATACAGCTGCACAGCTGATAGGTGCTCTTAATTATGAACTCTTACAGAAGAAAGAATCTTCTGTTGATACCAACAGTAATAGAATGACATTCATGCAAAACAGTGTCACCTATCTGAACCAAAGAGCATTTGAAGCTTATATTGAATTAATTAATGATGGAGCTAAAATAGACATAGCACCACAAAAACCAACAGGAGGTACAGACATTTAAATTATGGAACCAAAATTAAAAGCAAAAGAATTAGTAAAGAGATATGCTGATTTTAACTCGAGTATACTTCAAATGATGAGTGGTAAATATTCAAATGAAATAGCTAAACAATGTGCATTAATAGCAGTTGATGAGATAATTAAAGAATATAGTACTTTACCTCACTTTGGAGAATTATATCTTGAAAATATAGAATATTATCAAGAAGTTAAACAAGAAATAGAGCTATTATGAGTATTAGTAAAGAAAGAATAGCTGAAATAGATAGTATTACTACACAGTTGTGTACTATTTTAAAATGTAAACCAGATGATATTCTAAAAGCTTTTATGAAACTCAAAAAGGAACATGATGTATTAACAGAACAATATCTAAAATTAAAAGAACATGAGTTTTGAACTATTAAATGCAGAAGTTAACAAAGGCTTAGATGATTTCAATAGAGGTATACCAATGGGCTTTGATAGGCTTACTAGATATGTAGGTATTCGTAAGGGTATGTACTATTTGATTGGTGGTAACACTGGATCTGGTAAGACATCTTTTATTGATGATGCATTTGTTCTTAATCCTGTTGATTGGGCCATGTCTAAAGAAGGAATTGCTTCAGGTATTAAAGTTAAGGTGTGGTATAGGTCCATGGAGAGAAGTAGAACTTATAAGATGGCTAAATGGGTATCTCGTAAAATATTTCTAGACCAGGGTATAATTATTCCTGTAGGTAAGATTTTGGGTTGGAATGAGAAGATGACTAAAGATGAGCATGATTTGTTTCTTTATTATAAAGATTATGTAGAACAGCTCAGTGAGATAGTCACCATCATAGATGGTCCAGAGAATCCTGTAGGTATAGCAAAAGAACTTAAAGCTTATGCTGAAAAAAATGGTAAGATAGAACAATTAGATCAATGGAATAAAATATATGTTCCTAATGACCCAACTCAAATTACCATGGTTGTAGTAGATCATATTGGTCTTCTTAAAACTACCAAAGATCAACCAACTAAAAAGGATGCTATTGATAAGATGTCTGATGAACTTAGGTTTGCTAGAGATTTCTATGGCTACAGTCCTGTAGTGGTAAGTCAGTTCAACAGAAGCATTTCTAATCCATCTAGGATAAAGAATGGTGATGTAGAACCTCAGCTAGAAGATTTTGCAGATAGCTCAAGCACACAGAATGATGCTGATGTTGTAATGGCCTTATTTGATCCTATGAGATATAAAGTGGCAGATCCAAGTGGATATGACCTAGATAAATTAAAAGATCAATATGGAGCTAAATATTTTAGAAGCTTAAGACTGATTAAGAACAGCTATGGTGAAGATGATGTGAGAATTGGATTAGGATTTCTTGGTGAACTTGGTTTATTCAAAGAGCTACCTAGAAAGAAAGATATCACAGACGCAGATTATGAATCAATTACAAATAAGAGTTTCTTTCTTAGATAAACAATTAAAATCAATTAAAATCAATTAAAAATGAAAACAACAAATTATTCAAAATTCCTATTCTCTAGAGAAAACAGAGAAATTAGAACAAAAACAGTCTTAGCAATTAAAGACTCAATGACTAAATTTGGATTTATTCCAGGTAGACCAGTATTAATTACAAAAGAATGGGTGATCATTGATGGTCAACACAGATTCTTAGCAGCTAAAGAACTTGGTATCTCAGTAGAGTTTGAAATTGTAGAAGGAAATTACATTGACAAAATGATTCTTTTAAATTCTACACAATCAAATTGGACTTTAGAAGATTACGTAAACTCATATGCACAACAGAATATTGATTGCTATAGAAAGCTTTTGAAATTTAAAGAAAAATATGATTTGAGTCTTTCTTCTGCTATCACTATGTTCTTTGTTGTAGGTGTAAAATCTGATGGTATTAGAAAAGGAGAGATTCTTAAAATCAATCCTGATGCAGATAAAATAGCAGAGTTTGTTTTGAATTGTAATACAATAGCATATAATAAAGATAATAAGTTTGTTAGAGCAATTGTAATGGTTTATAATAAACTTACAAAATCTCAATTGAGTAGATTGAAATCAAGACTAATCATTATTCCAAAACTATCTAATTCACGTGATTTTGTTATAGCTTTTGAAAACATAATCAATAAAGGTAAAAGAGGAGATTACAAAGTGTATTTAAACAAATAAATATGACAATACGTGATAAGAGGCAGAAAGAGTTTGCTGATGTATGGTTAAAAGAAAAGCATGGAATTTTGAATTTGTGCCCACGCTTTGGCAAGATAAGAACTAGTATATTAATATTAAAACAACTTCCTAAAAAAAGTCTTAGTTATACGAATGCAACAGTTTCTCCTTCAGTATTGATTGCTTACCCAGATAATAAGATTAAAGAATCTTGGCAATCTGATTTTGATGATCTTGGATATGATGATAGCAATGTCACATACACAACACATTTATCATTAAAGAAGTATGCTAATTTAAGCTTTGATGTTGTTATAATTGATGAAGTGCATTTGCTTTCACAAGCTCAAATAGAAGTGTGTAAGGACCTGTTCAGTAATAATGAGCAGGTTCTTGGTCTCACTGGTACATTATCCAGTTGGACAGAACGAACCCTTGAAGAAGAATTAGATCTTCATGTAGTAGCTCACTATCCAATTGAAAAAGCAATTGAAGAAGGTGTGATTGTAGATTATGAGATACATGTTATTAAAGTGCCCCTTGACAATCTTGTACACAATGATTATAAAGGAAAACTTAAAACAGAGAAGAAACACTATGATGGATTATCTTGGATAATCAATAAACTTCAGAATAGTGGATCAGACACTATGTTCATGCGTCTTGCAAGAATGAGACTTATTCAATCATCTTTAGCTAAAACTAATGCTACGAAAAAGCTATTAGCTAAACATAAAGATGAGAGAGTGTTAGTATTCTGTGGCACCACTGCTGTAGCAGATAGTCTTGGTATTCCTTCCTATCATAATAAGTCTAAAGAAAAGAGTATCTTTGAAGACTTTGCTGAAGGAGAAGGTAATCATCTAGCTGTTGTCAAGATTGGTAATACAGGAGTTACGTATAAACCTCTTGATAGAGTAATAATAAACTATTTCGATAGTAATGCAGAGAACTTAGCTCAGAAGATCAATAGATGTATGGCTATGGAATATAACACTCCTGATAAGAAAGCCCACATATATATAGTGAGTTCTAATGAACCTGTAGAATTGAAATGGTTACAGAAAGCTTTAGAATTCTTCGATAAAACCAAAATAAAATACATATAATATTTGACTTTATTGAATATTATTCGTATATTTATAGAATAAATTAACTAAATAAATTAAAACAATGGCAAGTAAATTAGTTGGGATTGTTGGTGCAACTGGTACTGGAAAAAGTACAGCAATTAAGCACCTAAATCCAGAAGAAACGTACATTATCAATGTTGCAAAGAAAGAGCTTCCTTTCAAGGGAAGTGAAAAGCTTTACAATGCTGAAAACAAAAATTACAAGGAAATTGAAGATGCAAATGAAATATCTCGTCAGTTGAGAATTCTTTCAGACAAAGCTCCTCACATTAAGAACATCATCATTGAAGACTCTAATTACATTATGGGATTCAATATGGTAAACAAAGCTACAGAAGTAGGATTTACCAAATTTAGTATTATGGCTAAAGACATGGTGGATCTATTTAGAACTGCTAGACAATTGAGAGATGATATCACTGTATTTTATCTTACACACCCAGAAGAAGTGATGGATGGTCAAGATGTAATAGGATACAAGATCAAAACTGCAGGTAAGCTTATTGATAACCAAGTGTTATTAGAAGGATTACTAACTGTATGTCTCTACACTCTTGTAGAAGAGAACAAAGATGGAACAGCTAATTATCAATTCTTAACTAATCGTTATAGAAAGTATCCAGCTAAGAGTCCTGATGGAATGTTCCAAGAATTAAAAATACCAAATAACCTGCAAATAGTAGCAGAAAGTTTAACAAATTATTATAACGCTTAATTAAATAGAAATTATGAATATTGGAGGAAAGAAAAGAGAGAACACAGGAAGTGGTGATTCAGTAAAGAAAGTAGGATTATTAGAGGTAAACATTATTGCTATCAATCCAACAATTGAAGAGTATAAAGACAAGCTTGGTATTGAGCTTAAAGAAGACAGCAAAGCTGCTGAGTATTTAGGTGAGACTAAAGATGGGAACAGTTATGTTCGTTTAGATTTTTGGTTACAGAAAGTTAATACTACAGATAATTATAAAGTGAGCTTTTTCTTAGAAGACAAAGAGAGAGAAAATAAAGATGGAACTAAGAAACAATATATCAATTCTATTGGTATGTGTTCTTGGGCAGGAGATGAAAATGATCTAGCTGAATGGTTCACAAAAGGAAGAGATTTCAGAGTGGCGTATACAGGAGAAGAAGATCTTTACAACTTCATGAGAACATGGTTAGCTGATCTTGATTATCGTGATGCAGAAACTGTTCTACAATTAGAATGGAAGAAGTTGATGAGAGGTAATATAAAAGACATTAAAGACCAAATTGGTGGAGAATGGGCTAAATCTGTTATTGCTCTTGCTACTGTTATTGTTAAAGAAAGAGATGGAGATTCTAAAGAGTATCAAGGTATCTATAATAAAGCCTTCTTAGGTGGATATGCATTGAAACAATTTAGACTTGTTGATTATGGAGACAGAAGAGTACAAGAGGGTCTTAAAAACAAGAAACCTAAAGATTTGAAAGCACACGAGAAATTCGTAGTGAATGTTATAGGTGAATATGGTTGTAAGGATGTATTTGTATTAAAAGACTTACAAGATTTTAATCCCGATGACTATTTAGTATGTAGTGATGACTTCATTAGTACAGATGGAGATGATTACTAGTTAAAATAATTTAAACAAAGGGAAATAAATATACATTTCCCTTTGTTTTTATTAAAAAATATAACTATCTTTGTACTATTATTCGTAATTAATATAAATAAAATGACGAAAGAAGAAAGAATATTACAAATTAAACCATTGTGGGAACAAGGTTTAGGTGTTAACCAAATTGGTAAAAAAATTAAATTAACTAATCCTAATGTTGTAAGATACTTAGATATGATTTATGGTAAATCTAGAGAAAAAAGATTTATATATGGTCCTAGTAAGTATACATTAACTGAAGATTTTTTTGAGATTATAGATACAGAAGCAAAAGCTTATTTTTTAGGTTTATTAGCAGCTGATGGTAATTTATCTAAAAGTCAAAATTCAGTTAGAATAAGTTTACATGAAAAAGATAAAAAAATACTTGAAACTTTTAGAAAACATCTGAAATATACAAAACCTTTAACTTTTTTAAAAAAAAGTAAAATAGATTGGAATAGAGCAGATCAGTATACATTAGAAGTAAGTTCTTCTATTTTTAGAAAAACATTGGAAAAATATGGATTAACACCCAACAAATCTCTTACTTTAAAATTTCCTAATAATGTACCAAAAGAATTTTTAAATCACTATATTAGAGGTTATTTTGATGGTGATGGTTGTATTTACATTGACAAAGATTTTTCTAAACCTATGGGAATTTTTGCAGGCAGTCATGATTATTGTCTAGAACTTGTAAATGTTTTACAAAAAGAAGAAATTAAAGGAAGATTTAGAAAACATTCAAGTAGTGAATGTTATTACACTAGAATATCTAGTAATTCTGAAGTTTTAAAACTTTATAACTTTTTATATAAAGATGCTACTATATTTTTAGAAAGAAAAAAAGAAAAATTTGATAAATGGATTGATAAAAGAAATGATACAAGGGAAAAAGAAAATAAATTTAACACCTGATAGCATACTGGAAAAGATATCTGAATATGATATCTATAAGATGTATATGCCACATCAGAACTGGAAGATTAATGTTGTTACTTATTCTCCCTTTAGAAATGAAAAGAATCCATCATTCATTATAGGATATAGAGGAGGAGCATTGAGATATGTTGATTTTGGAGATTCCAGCAAGAAAGGTGGATGCTTTGATTTCATAATGATGCTATTTAATATATCATTGCGTGAAGCATTATTGATGCTTGATAGAGATTTTGATTTAGGGATTGTTAATGCATCCTCTACAAAGAATTATGAGAGGATTGTTTCTGATTATGCACAACCAACAGCTACATCTAAACGTGAATTCTTCATTCAAGTGAAGACAAGAAAGTTCACACACGAAGAATTAGCATATTGGAATATGTATTATCAAGACATAGATGATCTTAGAGCTAATAATGTGTATTCTATAGACACTGTATATCTAAATAAAAAGAAGTTTCCTATATTGGATTCAGAATTGAGATTTGGTTATCTATATGAAGGACATTGGAAGATTTATAGACCATTTGCAGACAAGAAGAATAAGTGGATGCCAAATAATGTGCCTATTACTATGATGGATGGATTAGAAGACATCAAAGATTGTGATGTAGCATTCATCAATAAGAGTAAGAAGGATTACATGGTGATGAAAAAAATCTATCCATGCTGTTGTGCTGTACAGAATGAAGGCTTAGGATGTTTCTCTGAAGAGAATGTAGAATATCTAAAAGATAATTCTGAAAGACAAATTCTTTCGTTTGATTCAGATGAGGTAGGTGTTAAGAACTCTCAATTGATAACTGAAAAGTTTGATTTTGAGTATTGTAATGTACCAAAGCTCTATCTAGGAGAAGGAATAAAAGATTGGGCTGATCTAGCCAGAATACATGGATTAAAAGTTATAGAAGAATATTTAACACAAAGAGAAATAATATGAGAGTAAGAAACCCATCTAATATTCAAATGAATAATGGTAAACTAACTGATAAATATGGAAGAACATTCAGTGTTGATTGGAAAGCATTTGATAAGATTAGAAAGAAGAAAGAAGTAAATGTAGTTAATGTAATAACTTTAAATAAATAAAAGATGAAAAAACCACCTGTTTTTGATTTCAGTATATGGAATCCACTAAAAAAAGGAATTTATATTTCTTTAGTTTTTAACTTTACAAAAAAAGATTATTCAGAATACTATTTCTTAATAGGTTTAGGATTTTGTCAATTTTCTATTGATTTTGAAATGTTACGATTGAAAATTATTAACATTTTTAATAAATTTTAAATATTATGATATATAAATGCAAAGACAATGATACAGTACTTCATTTTATAACAAAAGATGAAAGAATTGAAGAAATACTTGTAAAGTCAATAGGAGATAAATCTTGGACAGTGATTGGATATAATGATTTACAAGAAGGCATTAGTGAAGTAGAAAAACAATGTAATAGGAAAGAAATTGAACCAATACATAACCTACATAAAAGTTGGTGGGAATGTTGGGATTATATTAATGGAGCAAAAAAGTTTCAGAACTTAGCTATAAAATGTATTAGAAAACAAGAGAAACGTTTTCAAAGAGGTACAGAACCTGATAAATTAGTTTTACAATCATTAGAATTAGCAAGAGAAATACTTTTAAATTTGAAATATAAATAAAGATGAAACAACTTAAAACAATAACAAAAACTGGAAGTAATTCTGAAGAGTTTGAAGTTGAGAATCCAGACTATAATGTTAAAAAAAGAAATCCAATGAAACATTTAACTCCTAAAAAGAAAAAAAGAAAATGAGTAAACTAACATCAGAACAATTAAGTGATATTGTTATAGAAAGCTTAGCATTATCTGTTACACTGCTAGAGAGATTTGAAACAATGGACCAGAATGGTTTATTTACAATGAGAGCTAAACAATCTTTAAGACAAACTCTTCCACACATCGAAGCTTATGTAAGTAAACTAATTACTGTCACTGCAGAAGATGAGGTGGAGCATTTTAAGAAGGGAGCTACAGTGATAACAGAACTATCAAATAGAATAGAAAGATCTCTTAAAGCTGAACATATATTAGATATATCAACTAGAAAGAAATATTTGAAAGAGATGATAGAACTAACAGCATTGTTCCCAACACAGAAAGAAGAACTTTATGAAGGTATTAGAGATTCAGGAATTTTAAATTATTAATTATGAGAAAACAAGCAACATTAAAAGAATTATGTTATGAATATTCTGAAGATGATTTAGATTTAGAACCAACAGAATGGCATGCAGCAGATTGTTTAGTTAAGATATTTAATGTATATGCTATTGAATTTGCAGATTGGATTAGAGTGTGTAAACTCAAAGAGAGAAGTTATGATTTTGATAACATAGAAGAATTATTAAAAACTTATAAAGAAGAAAAAGGATTATGACACTAAAAGAAAAGTTTAAGCCATTTGCAATGGATAATCATATTAAAAAATATGCTGAACATAATGCAAAAGAGTTAGAACAAATAGCAGATGAATTTGCTATTGGGTTTTCAGAGTGGATAACCCAAGCAGAATTGCCTTTAGAAGAACTATTAAAAACCTATAAAAAAGAGAAAGGATTATGAGATGTTCAGACAATGAGTTAGAGATGCTTGAAGAAGAGATTAAAGAGAATATTGAGTGGTTATCCCTTACAGAAAATGGTGAAACATTAGAAACAGTAGAATGTATAGGAATAGAAAATCTAGAAGGAATACTTACAAGATTCTTTCATAGAAAAATATCATTATCATTATGATTTTTGAAAAATTTAAACATCAACTACATCCAAGTTGGTGGGGGAAACTTAAGCCCTTTATAGAAAGTGAAGAATGTGATAAGATATATGCATATCTAAAAGCAGAGAGTAAGAGAGGTAAAAGAGTTGCTCCTCTATCTATGCATGTTTGGAGATGTTTCTTTGAGACACCATTAGACAATTTAAAAGTGGTGATGGTGGGACTATGTCCATATCACACACTTAGAGATGATGCTCCTGTAGCAGACGGATTACTTATGGGATGTTCTATTACAGGTAAATTACAACCTACATTAGAACAATTCTATACAGGTCTAGAGAAAGAATTCTATGATGGATTAAACTTAAACTATGTACCAGATCCAGAAGTACACTATCTAGCAAACCAAGGCGTTCTTATGTTAAACGCAGCTCTTACAACAGAGATTAATAAAGCAGGAAGTCACCTAGAGATATGGGAACCATTTATTAAATATCTGTTTGAAGAAGTGATTAATCATTTAGGAGTTCCTATTATATTCCTAGGTAAAGATGCAGCTAAGTATAAGAAATACACAGGCATATTTGCACATGTATTTGAACTTAGTCATCCAGCATCTGCAGCTTATAAGGGATCAGAGTGGGATACAGAAGGAGTGTTCAGTAAAGTAGATATATTATTAGAAGAAAACAATGGGTTCACAGTGCAATGGTTGCCTGTAGATATGCCTTTTTAGAATGGTAAAATAAATGTTAAAAAGTTTGTTATTTTAAATTATTTTAAATATATTTACATTAACTTAAAATTAAAGATTATGAAAAATTGTAAGATTTGTCAAATAACAAAATCACTTAATGAATATTATAAACATCCAAAATCTAAAGATGGTTATTCGCATAAGTGTAAAGATTGTTCTAAGAAACTTTCAGATGATAGATATAAAAAATTAATATTGGATCCAGAATTTCATGAAAAAGAAAAAGCTCGAAGAAGAGTTAAAGAAAAAAAAGTGATAATTCCTAAATCTCAACATCAAGTTTATTTAGATCGTAAAGCAAGATATCCTGAAAAGTATAAAATTGCAAATATGTTAAAACATTATCCAAAAAAATCTACACATCATCAACATCATTGGTCATATAATGATGAGCATTTTGATGATTGTATTGAGCTAACTCCTCAAGATCACAGAACTATACATAA